ATCGATGGGCACTGTAGATGTCAAGATCAACACTTAGTCCGTTTGATGACGCACTCGCACAGGCGGACAAAGTCATATCAGATGTGATGATGTCCGTCTATGTTATCAACGGCAAAAAATACAAAGCTGTGCTTGATGAAAGCCCAAAACTAATGAGTGGCAATTACACCGATGATTACTTAATTAATGGCACGACGCGTACTCTCACTCTTTTTAAAGCATCAGGATATAAGCCAAAACTTGGAGATATCATTATTTCTTCAACAGAGGAATATGTTGTGCGAGGGTTTAGTTTTGAAGATGGGAAGATCGTGCTGCAATTGGAGTAAATATGGCGGTGAAAATTGAAGGGATGGCAGCATTACAAGCTAATATCCAAAAACTGGCTAATCAAGTCGCGCCTAAAGCGGCAGCAAAAGCGATTAATAAGGTGGCGAGAAGTGCAATCAAAAATGGAACAAAAAATGTATCCAAAGAGATTCATGTGCCAGCTAAATTAATCCGTAAGCGAACTCGATTATCCCAAAAAGCAACAGCGAATCGACCAGTTGCAAAAATACGAGTTGATAGAAGAAATTTACCGTTAATTCGATTATTGGAAAACCCTAGACGAACCATGCGAGCGAGTAAAGGGCAAATTAGAATAGGCAAATATCAAATACAACGTGGTTTTATTCAAACTCTAGCAAATGGTCGTAAACACGTTATGCAGCGACAAGGTAAAGAGCGGTATTCAATTGATGTTGTTAAGATTCCGTTATCTAGACCATTAACAACGGCTTTCCATAATGAGTTAAAAGATTATTCAAGTCAGATCAAAGTCGAACTGACAAGAGAGTTGAGTGACATTTTAAAAAAATAGAGGATTAAATGCTAATTCATAAGAAGATTCGGCATCAAGTGTCGGATATGCTCAAAAGCAGTATAAAGGGTGTTGAGAATATTTATTCTGGGCGCCCTTTATTTATTGATATTGACCAAGAAAAAACAGCTATTGCAGTTTTTCTTGATGAGATTTCGTGCGAAGAGGTAGATCTCTGTCATCACGAATATACCGCAGCATTAAATATCGCAATTTATCTGAAAACAGCTTTAGGCGACGACGCATTAGATGATATTGCAGACAAAATCAAAGAGCGATTAAGCGTAGCTATATCTAATGATGAATTATCGGAAAACATTTCCGAAATGGCTCTTATTAGCTACGAATACGAGCAAGATACGACGAATCGCACTTGGTTCGTTTCTAACCTTAAATATCAAATTAAGTATGAGGACTAGATATGCCTACACAAACTACACCTTTTCAAGGCACTAAATTTTATTTAGGCACTGGTCTAACCGAAGGCAAAGCAGTCACAGCCGTAACGGTTAAGCCTAATGCAACCATTACATCAGCAGGGCATGGTGCCAAAGTAGGGGATTTTATTAAGCTAACTGGTTTAGGTGCGCTTGATGGATATTATCCTGTAAAAGCCGTTACCAACGACTTAATTACACTTGCAGATGAAGTTGATTGGACAAGCCAAGATGCGCCAGCCAGTTACGCAACAGCTAAAGTGGCTACCGTGAAATGGTCATCTAATTTCTGTGCGATTAAACAGATTGAGGGTGATGGCGACACATTAGGCGAAGAAGATATTACAACCATGTGTTCTGAAGGTACTGAAACAGAAGCAGGTGAAATTGAGTATGGCTCAATTAAATTAACATTCTTCTATGCACCAGGTACCGCAATGCAAGCTGACTTGCGCAAGAAGTTTCATGCTAAAGAAACATTCCCTTGGATGATGATTTTGAAAAATGGTCAAGGTTCTCTTTACGGTACAGGATTTATCCAAACCTCACCTAATTTTAGCGGTGAAGTCAAAGGCAAATTTGAATCGGGTGTAACGATTAAAAAAACAAAACGCGATTATCACTTACCAGCATAGCCGCAAAGTGCGGTGAATTTTGACCGCACCTTATAAAAACCAAAACCCCGAAAGCAGCGAACTCTCGGGGTTTTTCATTCCAATTAAACCATACTTAAAAGGAATAAACTTCATTGGAAATTATAACTAACTTTCTTCCTTTATTCAAGGAGCAAGCTATGCAATATGGGTTATGGGAAACGACCTTAGCTTATTTAGTGTTAGGTGTATGTTTCATCATCGCTTGGCGACTCCCAAATATTATTAATTCAATTAAAAACAAAGGTGATAAATAATGAATCTACGTGAAAAACTTTTAGCCAATAAGCCTAAAATTACCCCAATCATTATTAATGGCGAGAATTATTATATCCGTGAAATTACTGTTGGTGAAATGAATCGTGTGCTTTATGGGCAACAACAAGAATTGGTGCACATTGCAGAGAGTCAAGGTATTGAATTGAACTTCAATGATGAAAAACACCTTACTGAGCAACTTGCTAAAATTTATGACCCGAATCGATTAACGCGTACGCTTGCTATGCGGTTGTGCGATCAAGATGGTAAAAATCTTTTTGATATGGATAATCCTGATGATTTAACCGCACTTTCCAAATTAGATAAGGTTGTATTTGAGCAATTAACGCAAGCTATTGTGGAAGATGAACCAAAAAACTCTCAAGCCGAAGAAAGTTCCAAATAAACCTCTCACTTTCTCTCGGCAAAACACTTGAAGAAATTGAGCAAATGCCAGAGCGTCATCTCCAAGAATACGAAATTTTTTATCAGGAACAGCCTTTTGGATTATGGCGAGAGGATTATCGTACTGCACAAGTTTCACATTTGCTTGCTATGATAAATCGAGACCCTAAGTCTAAGCCTCCAGAGTTATCTGATTTTATGCCGTTTTACCAAGAAAAAATGGATGATAAAGATGATGACGGAGTGGCTGATTATTTAGCAAATCGTTAAATTATCTATTGCTTCTGAATCTTATATAGATTAAAATCTATATAAATAATAAGAAAGGTAATAGCTGTATGAAACAAGAATGGGAAGTAATTTTACAAGACCCACTTTTGAACTGGTTAGAAACGCTGGCAGAAGATGACGTATTAAAAATCTATGCGGCGTTGGAATTATTATCAACAGAAGGTCCACAATTAAGCAGACCTTATGCGGATACGCTGCAAGGCTCTAAATATACCAATTTAAAAGAATTGCGAGTACAGTCTAAATTATCGGTATTCCGTTTATTTTATATTTTCGACCCTGTCAGACAAGCGATTGTTTTATGTGGCGGAGATAAAAAAGGCAAGAAAGAAAAACTCTTTTACAAAGAGATGATTGCCCTAGCGGAACAAACCTATGATGATTACCTTTCTGAATTAACTAAGGAGCAAGAAAATGAGCGTGAAATTTAAAGATCTGATGAATAATCTTCCAGCTGAAAAGCAAGCGAAAGTGAAAGCTATGGCAGACGATATGCGAATGGAGTTACAACTTTACCGTATTCGTGAAGAATTAGAGCTTTCACAAAAGCAAATGGCAGAAGCATTAAGTATTTCTCAGCCGTCAGTTGTCGCCCTTGAAAAACGTGGCAATGACATTAAATTATCATCAGTTAAACGTTACATTGAAGCAATGGGTGGTGTGTTAAATTTATCGGTTGAATTACCCACAGGAAAAACAGTTACTTTCAACTTATAGAAGGTGGTAAGTATGTTGCGTGATTTTATTCAATTTACAGCAAAATGCTTTTTTATACTGCTTATTGCATTAGGGACATTATTCCTTTTATTTGCTGTTGATTTTATTTATATTCTCGCTTTTATTGGTGTATATGTTGCTATTTTCGCAACTTGTCTTGTTGTAGCTATTATTAAAGAAAATAACCGTATTAAGAAACTAAGGATAGTTGAACAAGATAAGAATCGTGTGAAATATGTTATTATTAATTAAATTATAAGTTTCTAAAAGCTCGCTTCGGCGGGCTTTTTTTATGAGGTGAATATGTCAAGTTTAGGTTCGTTAAATATTCTTTTGAGTTTGGACTCAATTCAGTTTAATCAGGCGCTTGATAAATCATCCTATCAAACGCAAAAGTTCGCAAAACAATTTGAATTGAATTTTACAAAAGCGCAGGCCAAAGCAAAACAATTCTCAGAGCGTACTACTCAATATTTGAATAACATAGAGAAAGCGGCAAATACAATTAATAAAACGACAAGCCGTACTTTTTGGGCGGGCATTGTAAGTTCGGGCGGTTCCTATTTATCATCTGGTATTTCTGATGTGATAAAATACGCGGATAGTTATACTGAATTGCAAAACCGTATTCGCTTAGTAACAAATAGCCAAACAGCTATGGTGGCTGCGACAGAATCGGTGTTTGATATTTCTTTGAAAACCAATCAAGCTGTGGGCGCTACTGCACAAATCTATCAACGCTTTGCACAAAATGCAGATAGATTGAATTTATCTCAATTGCAAGTCTCCGAATTAACGGAGACTGTTGCAAAATCTGTTGCAATTTCAGGTGCTAGTGCAGGTGCAGCAGAAGCAGCATTAATGCAATTTGGGCAAGCATTGGGAAGTGCGGAATTACGCGGTGATGAGCTTAATTCTGTGATTGAGCAAACTCCAGGTCTTGCTGACGCGATAGCTAAAGGGCTTGGCACAACAACTGGTGAGCTGAAAAACTTAGCTAAAGCAGGGAAATTAGATATTCACACCGTTATCCAAGCTTTAGTAAAAGCACGAGATACGGTTGATAATGACTTTAATAAACGCGTGAAAACGCTTTCAATGTCTTTTACAAATTTAGAGACATCGATAACTAAGTTTTCAGGTGAAGCAAATAGTGCGTTAGGTGTTACGCAAAAACTAGCTACTGGGGTCGATTTTGTTAGCGATCATCTCCAAGAATTAATTATTGGGCTTGGATCGCTGACAGCTGCACTTGCTATCGGTCATCTTAGCAAATACGGCTTGGAACTATTAAAAACGGGTTATGCTAGTGCAAAAAATGCTCTAGCTCATATTGCTGAGGCAAAAGCCATAGCAATAAAAGCTACCGCAATGCGTACAGCGGCTCAGGTTGAAATGGCAAGCTTAAACGCACAATTTAAACTTGCACAATCGGAACAAACACGCTTTGCATTGCGTGAAAGAATGAAAGTGCAGTCTGCTCAAATTATTGCACTTGCACAAGCTGAAGCCACTGCAAAACGAAACCTTGCTACAGCAACTAATCTTGCAACGATGGCGGCAAAAGGTTTGCAAAGTGTAATGGCTTTACTTGGTGGCCCTGCTGGTGTGATTGGTATTGCTGCCACATCATTATTATTTTTTAGTTCACAAGCGGCAGAAGCTAGACAATGGGCATTAGATACATCTGTTGCTAACCAAGCTTTAGCTGAATCTTATGATCAAATCACCGAAGCGGCATTATCAGTTAAAATTACAAAACAGCTTGAAGATATAGAAAAATATTACGCTGAAATCGAAAAATTAAAAGCTAGTGTAAAATCAAAAAACATTAATGGCGATTTTGATGGTTTCACAGTCGTTAATGCCCAAACAGAAGCGGAGATTAAAAAAGTTAATGCTGAAATCGGCACGATAACAGAGAATGCTGATAAAGCCAAACAAGCTCTTGAAAAAATGCTTTCTCCACTTGGTGAGAAAATGCTGCGAGCAGGTAAAAATGTCGATGAAGTGCGACAGCAATTCAAGTTGCTTGGAGTATCAGCTGAAACTACAGATAACATTATAGCTAACTTACCGAAAAGCTTTAATGATACGGCGAATAGTGCAAACAAAGCGGCAGATAAGACATTAGATTTAAAAGATGCAATTGATAAGTTAAATGGTAAATCAACAACGCTTGCTCAAAAATTAGAGGTTGCGAAGTTAAAACAACAAGGGCAAGCAAAATCTGCGTATGTTTTAGCAGGTCTTTATGAATTGCTTGGGAAAGAGGGTGCTGAATATAATGAAGTATTGATCGGCATTGCGACAGGTACAATTACCGCAGCTAATGCAGCAGATAAAGCTGTTGGTTTATCAGTTGAAACACTAAATAAGATCATAGCCGGAAAAGCAACATTAGAAAAAATGTTTTCCGATGAAACCAAAGTGACAACAATTGAAACACAAATCAAAGAAAGTCACAAAAAATCAGGTGAAAATGCTCGTGATAGTTGGCTTAATTTCTACGATGAAATTCGCAAGAAAAACAGCTCTAGTCTAGGCGAAATCGAGTTAGAGCAAGCGCGAATGTTACAAAGGTTGGAAGAACACAATAAAAAAGGTGTGGTGTCGTATCAAGAATATGAAACTGCAAAAACGGCTATTGCAGAACGCTTTGCTCGCCAACGTTTAGAGCTTGCTGGCAAATATGCGCCAGAAAAATTGTTGAAAGCTAATCGTGATGATGAACTAAAATCTATTCAGGAATTATACGAGAAAGGGCAGATCAACCAAAGTGAAGCAGCGAAAGCATCGAATCGAGTGCAGTTTGATTATGCGCAAAGTGTGTCGCAAAGTGCGGTCGATCCGTTGGCGCAATTTCGGGCGCAGTTCGATCCGAATCAGGAGATCGAAAACCAACGTATGCGTGATTTAGCATTGCTGGAGGCAATGCAAAGCGGCAATGAGCAGAAATTATTGTCGGAGGAAGAATATCAGCGTCGCAAAAAAGAAATTCAAGATAAGTATGATTTGGAGCGGCAGAAGAAGGAATCAGATTATTATGCACAATCGACACAGATGATGAGTTCAGCTTTTGACACGATGGCTGGTGTAATGGCTAATGCTGCAGGCCAACAGTCAGCCGCTTATAAAGCTATGTTTGCTGCAAGTAAAGCTTTCGCTATTGCGGAAAGTATTATCAATATCCAGTTAGCTTTGTCGGAAGCAGCAAAATTACCTTATCCAGCAAATTTAGTTGAATATGCACGGGTAGCCAGTCAAACTGCCAGTATCGTTTCAAATATTCAATCAGTAACGATGAGTTTTGCCACTGGTGGTTACACTGGTGATGGGGGAAAATATACGCCAGCTGGTATTGTACATAAGGGCGAATACGTCATAACAAAAGAAGCCACTGCTCGTTTGGGTCGTGGCTTTTTAGATCATCTTAATTACGGTTCTGTTCGTCGTGGTTTTGCTAATGGTGGTGGAGTCGGTGTACCAAGATTGCCAACTATGGCTTATCAACCTAAATCATCAGGGAATATAGCGGTTAAGGTGATTAATAACGGTGAACCGATGGATGCAACGGTAAGCCAACAATCAAAAAATGGACAGCTTGAAATCACCGTGGAATTAGTGCGACAAATTGCGCAAGCAGAAGCGGGAACAATGTTGCAGAAGAATATGCGCCCTGGCGGATTGTTATCTTAGGAGTAAACATGGCATTAAAAACATTATCTTGGTGTCCTCAGCCTAAATACACTGTAGAGGAAGAACCTAGACGAAAAGTGCTTAATTTTGGCGATGGTTATCAACAGCGAATGGTGGACGGACTAAATCCGCTGCTCCGCAAATTTAACCTGACATACAAGCTCAATCACAAAAGTGCGGTCGAATTTGACCGCTTTTTAACGTCGCATGGTGGCGTCACGGCATTTTTCTTTCGTGAATACGAAAATGGCGATTTAATCAAAGTCGTTTGCCCGAAATGGTCAAAAACCGTCACTAAAAGACACACGGAAATCAGCTGCACCTTTGAAGAAGTGGTGTAGTTTTTAGATAAAAAAACAAACCCCGAACACTCGCAATGTTCGGGGTTTTTATTTACCCCTTATTCCAAGTTTAACCAACTAAGGAGCAATTTTGATTAAGTATACACCAAAACATCAAGTTAAGGTAGGTGGAAAAATGAGTGAAAAAGATGCAGGCATTGCAGGGAAAATGCTAGCAAGTGCAGCAATTATTGCAGCGGTTGGTTTTGCCATTGGCGCAGCGTGCTTCGGGATTAGCTTTATTCTATGAAATGTTAGAAGTAATTGATAAGTCTAAGAAAGCGCGCCAATTTGCATACACATTTTTATTTCTGGCTTTTATTTTTGGAATATGTCCAGCTGACTTTTGGCAGCCTTCGAACCGCACGTTATGACGCTTAAAGTGAGGTTAAATTAAGTAAAGTTTTGTGACGGAGATCGCAAAAATAGAAAATTTCTGATTAAAAATCTTAAAGAATATATTTTTATTTCATAGAATGGATATCAAATTTATTCTAGAGGAAATAAAAATGAGCGATCAAATTTTTAAAGAGAGAATTTTAGCTCACTCCCAACATGTAATGAGAGTGGGGCAACATTGTTCAACTGAGGAAACAACAAAGCAAGCTTTAATTCTTCCTTTCCTTGATATTTTAGGGTTTTCAGCTTATGACCCTACTAAGGTAAAGGCTGAGTATGCAGCCGATTTTGTTGGAGCAAAGAATGGTGAACGGGTAGATTATGCCTTATTTTGTCATGATGTTCCCGTTATGTTTATTGAGGCTAAATCTTACAATGAAGATCTCTCAAACCATTCTCCACAATTAGCACGCTATTTCAATGCAACTCCAGAAGTTGCAGTTGCAGCAATTAGTAATGGTCGTGAATGGCGATTTTTCACAGATCTAAAAGATAAAAATATTATGGATGATGTGCCATTTTTGCGCATTAATTTTGAATCGCTTGACGAAACCAAAATATTCCAATTATCTCAATTTTGTCATGATAAATTTCAGCCTGAAGCGTTACGAACATTGGCTGAAGAAAGTATATATCTATCAACATTTACAAAAACAATATCTTCGTCATTAAAAGAGGTTGATTGTGAGTTTGTCCGTTATATAGCTAGCCGTTCCAATATTGGAAGACAGTTGAATCAGCGGTTTATTGAATCTATAACACCAATAGTAAGACAAGCAGTTGAAAAGGCTGTTAGTGATATGGTTGTTTCTGGATTATCAAAAAAACCTATTGATATAGAACCTGTTGAGGTTACTGAGGTGGAATATAATGATGAAAAAGCAGACGTTGTAGATCCTGATAACTGTAAAATTGTCACCACATATACCGAAAGACAAGTTTTAGAGTATGTAACAATGATTATTGGTAGCGATACAGATTTAGTTGCCAAAGATACCGAGAGTTATTTTGGTATTTTATATCAAGGAAAATCTAATAGATGGATTTTACGTTACTATGATAATAAGCAACGCCCTTCAATCGTTATCCCTATTGACTTAACTTCTGAGCATCAAAAAGAAATTATTAGAGCTGGGTTAGAGATTTCAGGCAACCAAATTATTATTGATTACCCAGAGAATATTTTAAGATTAAGTGGCATTATTCGTGATTGTTTCGAGTATTGCATTAATGACGAAAATTTTAGAAAAAAATCGCAATAAAGCTCTCAAAAGCCTGTTTACAAAGCAGGCTTTTTTCATTATTATTTTCATTAAGGCTCGTAACCTTAAAACAAAGCGGAAGTCCGCACCCGATAGCATAGCGGTTTTTTATGCGTGAAATTTAGCAACCTTGTTTGTTTATTGCCATTAAACATTCATTACGCATAACCACATCTTATCTATGCCGAGAGGGCGGAGAATAAAATACCCGAAAGGGGAATAATCCCGGCCGTTCTTTGTTTCGGTTTACGAACCTCTTGGCGACCCTATTAGGTCAAATCTTCGTAAAATAAAACAAAGGAGTCAGAAATGGCTAATCAAATCTCAACTCAAACAGTATCTTTTAACAATCAATCCTTGATTACCATTGAACAAAACGGCGTACATTATGTTGCAATGAAGCCTATTTGTGAAAATATCGGCATTCAATGGGAATCGCAATACAATCGAATTAGACGTGACGATGTGCTAAATTCAGTTATATTCATCATGAATATGACTGGAAGCGATAGTAAGAATTATCAAATGATCTGCTTACCAATCGAATACCTAAACGGCTGGCTATTTGGTATTGATATTAATCGTTGTAACCCAGAAATCCGTGACACATTAATCAAATACAAAAAAGAGTGTTACCAAGCGTTACATGATTATTGGTTTAATGGTAAAGCTGAACGTAAAACCACGGTAGATGATCGCACAGGATTACGCAATGCCGTGAATATGCTCGTGAGCAAAAAGGGATTAATTTATTCTGAGGCTTATCATTTAGTCCACCAACGCTTTAATGTGGAATCAATCGAAGATTTAACCCTTGAACAACTCCCTGAAGCAGTAGAGTATGTTCACAAGATAATTTTAGAAAGGGAATTAATCACTGAGGCTGAATTGCCTAGCCGTGAAAAGAAATTCTCTTTTGAATTTACCGAGTACGAACTCCAACAGCTTATTTGGTTATGGTTTGCTTTCAAACGTGGCGTCGGCACATTCCAACACATTGAAAGAGCCTTTAACGTTTTAGGCTCGAACATGAGCGGGCAAATCTACGGACAGGCTTATGAATATTTAAGCGTGCTACGCTCAACAAACAAAATCTTAAACCGCATTACACAAGAGTTTGAGATTGACCCAATGACAAATTGGCGAGCATTAGAACACTTGCGCAAGTTTGACCAGAAAGCTGTCAAAATCGATTTCTAAAAACACCACAAAATCCGACCGCACTTTTTTAAGCCTGCGGCGGATTCTCACACCTAAAATCCGACAAAAGGAACAGAAAATGAACAAATTAATCATTACGCTTGTGTGTGCATTTGTGGTGTATATGGCGCACACCCTAAATCTTAATCAAGACTGTGACGGCAAAATCTGTCACACCGAACAGACACAACAATATTAACAAACAACCGCTCTTATGGGCGGTTTTTTATTGGAGTAAATATGAGTATTTACGGACAACTGCAACAATACGCCTCTCATGGTTGGATAGAATTATTTGAACTCGATCTCACTAAATTTGGCGATATTGTTTATCGTTTCCATGATGGATTAAGTCCATTAGGTCAAGCTATTGTGTGGCAAGGGCTGGAATATACACCTTATCCAGTCAAAGCTGAGGGATTTGCAGTTGATGGGTTAAACCCTGTTAGACCAAGGATTACATTTTCCAACTTAGGTGGGGCGATTACATTAGTCTTGGCAAAATTAAAAGGCATTGAGGGCGCTCGACTTACTCGCAAACGAACGAAAATAATCTATCTTGATGCGGTAAATTTTGAAAACGGCAATTTGACTGCCGACCCAAACGCACATTTACCCGATGATATATTTTATATATCGCAAAAAACATCGGAAGACCATTTAACGGTTAGTTTCGAGTTATTACCCGCTACTGATTTAGAGGGGGTTAAATTACCCCGTAGGCAGATTGTGGCTCAATATTGCACTCATAAATATAAGGGGCAGTTTTGCGGATATACAGGCGATAAAGCAACTTGCGCTAAAACGCTTGCTGACTGTAAAGCACATTTTGGTGAGCACTCAGAACTGCCTTTTGGTGGTTTCCCAAGTGCGGCATATATGAGGATTTAAAATGAAACATATTGATGATGCAATAGCACACGCCAAACAAAGTTATCCGCACGAAAGCTGCGGTTTTTTTGTGCTTAAAAATGGCAAATTGCAGTATGTC